GGATAAATTATTTATCATATCTTTTCGGAACACTACAGCAGGTTCTTTATTGGCTTCTTCGGATATCTATGGCTATCATGAAGAAATAATCAATATTGACCTTCCAACAATATTTGGAAATGCATCATCTTTTCAAACTGGAGCTATTCGATACTATGTACTCGATAGCAATCCTTCATCTCAAATGCAACTCTCTATCTTGTCTCGTCTCTATTTTGAAGATAATTAAATTTATTTTACACCACTACTAATCGGACCTCACAAACACCACTACCACTCTGACTCGTGCCCGCGGGTGAAACCCAGGGCACTGTACAGCGTAAGCCGACGGATGCCTCATACTCTACTCGGATATTATCAAGTGTGTGAGAGTGCGGATGCGAAGCATCCCACGGTTCACGTGCCAAAGCCACTTCTATTCGGACACGTTCGCTGCTGGGCTGGGCTGGGAGCCAAGTGTGCCGCCCAGGGGGTCCTTGGGGGGGGAACCCCCCAAAGTGTCAACAAAATCTTTGATTTTAGACATCAACTAAAAATAGAAATCAAAACTATTTTTCTTACATGGTCGTACAAATATCTAACATGACCACCTGTCAAAAATATCTTGCGAGGGGACACGTGATCCTGGTTAATTACGGGGATAAAAGTGGGACACTCTGGGGCGTTTAATATTACTAACGCCCCTACGTGTCACGCGTGTCACCAAGCCATGGACCCTAAAATCACCCCTCTTAAAAAGAATACCTTCACCACCTTTCAGAAGGAGCATGAGCCACTCCATGCGACCCTACACCAAGAGATGTACTCCCCCTCAGAGGAGTTCGATACCGCTGGCCTCCTGTGCCTCGAGGGTCCTGTCTCTTCGGAGGATGAGACTCTGGAAAAGGTCCCCTTGACAGAGAAGCCGAAGAAGATCCCAGGAAACACCAAAGGAGTCAAAAAATCCAAGGATAAGAAGACGAAAGGATTTAGACTCCATGGGAAGAATTATATTCTGACCTTTCCGCAATGCGACCGCAAGAAGGAAGAAGCCGCCAAAGCTATCGAAGATAGATTCCCAGAAGAGCTGAAAGGATATGTGGTATGTGAAGAGAACCATCAAGATGGGACTCCACATTTGCACGTATTCCTATCATTTGAAACTAGAAAACAATTCTATGGAGAGAACTGCTTCGACTTCATAGGGGGCAAGCATGGTAATTATAAGGTTGCCAACAGTGTAAGAGGTAGCGTTGCCTATGTGACTAAAGCAGGCAATTACCTAGCGAAAGGATTGGACGTTGAGTCGATCAAAGCTAAGAAAGCTCAGAAGAACACAGAAGTTGCAAAGATGCTCATGGATGGAAAGAACTTGGCTGAGATAAACGAACATGAACCTGGTTATGTGATGATCAATAAGAGAAAGTTGGAAGAATACGGTACGTGGGTTCGTACTCTAAAGGCTAGAAAAGACAAATTAGAGTACCAACCACCCACGCTCGATGGTCTTAACACTGAGGATCTTCAGATCGCGAAGTGGATAATGGAGAACATCCGATCATCGCGCCAGTTCAAGCAACAGCAGTTGTTCATCAGTGGGGAGAGGAATCGTGGGAAGACTTCGTTGATCGAGTACTTGGAGAGATCATTATCTGTGTATCATATTCCGCACACGGAAGACTTCTACGACGCTTATGACGATGAGTATGACCTTGCTGTCTTGGACGAATTTAAGGGACAAAAGACCTTACAATGGATGAATGAATTTCTGCAGGGAAGCAGGATGACCCTAAGAAAGAAAGGATCTCAACATCTAAAAGTAAAGAATATGCCAGTCATTATTCTTAGTAACTACTCCCTGGGTGAGTGTTATCCCAAGGCAGCTATAGATGGTAGACTGACGACTCTGGAGGCAAGGCTACTGTGTGTTTCCGTTGATAAATTCATCAACGTGTATGGTTTAGCTAATCAAAGATTAACATAGATTATATTTACAAATAAATCTTTTTATTCATTTATGAATCGGTATAACGAACTCTGGTATAGATATCTATCTGGTTACCATTTCCACCAGTAATTATCAGGAGGAATACACCTCCTGTAGAAATAGAACCAACGGTTGCACCTGTACCACCATTTTGTGTCTCCAGGTTTATCTTCTTATAGAACTTTTCTATTTTGGGTTCGAAGTCACCGGTATCAATTTGACTAGCGGTGATTACAAAGGCTTCTGTACTCCACCATTTATCGGAGATAATTTTAAAACGGTCTCTATTGTTCAGATTCATAGGACTGAGATAACTAGCGGTCTGCAAGACATCTGTGACGGCGGGAGTATTAAGATTTGTCTGACAGTCGTAGAATATCAGAATTCTGACGATATTTCCAACGGAACCAACGGCTGCTCCAGTACCGTATGAAATACCAAATCTGCACATGATCGATTTCATTGTGAATTTTCTACCAATACGTTGGTTGTAGTCTGTACCCTGGGCCACCCCATTTAAAAGTGTAACGGCTCCCGCTGCTGTACCCGCTGCACTGGTTACAGTATCCACGAACTTTAGTTCATCTCGTCCTCGTCTGTTATACACTCCGTAGAACCCTCTTGTTGCGAGAGGTGCTCTAGTAGTTGTACCCATTCTTGCTCTAAGGAGTTGACTCGCTTTTGCAACAGATCTACGTGCTGCTGCAGTTTTTCGAGATCCGGAGGTATATGTGATAGTCTTGACGGAAGCTTTGACCATTCTGGATGTACTGATGATTCTCGTTTAACTGGTGCTCTCTTCTTGGGTGTCTTAGGATAAGATTTAGGTATGTCTTCAATGTCGCCCATATTTAAATACAGTTAGCACCAATAGCACGGCTTTTAAGTGAACGTTCGCCAATGAGAACAGATTCACTGATTTCGCAGAATATTTTCTGTGAAAAAAGAAACACAACGGATATATTTAGTTGTGTGGGTGATTTACTTCTTTTATCATTTATGAATCCTCTTAAGTCTCGTGCGGCACTTCTATCTACTTCAAAATATTTTGATCTTACAGCGTTCTTTGCTCCTCTTAATACTGGTACTCTTGGCGACATAAATGCAATAGCCTTGGGTAATGATAATACCCAACGTAATGGTCGTGTTATTCAAAACAAAAGTCTTCATGTTAAGCTGTATCTTGGTCCCAATGCTGCAGTTCCTATAACAAATGATCAAATCATCAGAGTTATAATTGTATATGATGGTTCTCCTAATACAACACCGGTAGGCACTGACCTTTTAGTGGTCAATAATGTACTATCGCATGTAAACTTTAACAATTCGCAAAGATTTATCTTTTTATTGGATAAATTATTTATCATATCTTTTCGGAACACTACAGCAGGTTCTTTATTGGCTTCTTCGGATATCTATGGCTATCATGAAGAAATAATCAATATTGACCTTCCAACAATATTTGGAAAT